CGTGTTATTTCCTGCAGGCAGAGGCAAAAAAAACGGGAACCCTCAGGCCCCCGCTCTTGTTTAACCCAGAGTCTGGATTACATGTTCGCGATGATCGCGTCGCCAAACTCTGAGCATTTCAGCAGTTTAGCGCCTTCCATCAGACGTTCGAAATCGTAAGTTACGGTTTTGGCGTTGATCGCGCCTTCCATACCTTTCACGATCAGGTCTGCGGCTTCGAACCATTCCATATGACGCAGCATTACATGTTTGAGCTTTGCTTAAGCTACTGCTTTTACAGATAATTATCAACAATCTTTGTTTCATTTTACGGCATTAACGCCATGTGCTAACTTGCTGATACCACTATCATTGTTTTTAGTTTTGGGGAATGAAATGACTGGCGATCTCCTTCTAAGTACATCTTTCGAGCACCTTCTTTGCTGCCCTCATTGCAAGGGTACTTATCTGCACCAATACAAATATGAAATTTTTGATCGTGCAGAGGATGCACGAGAAGGTAACCACGTAGTTGTTGATGGATCCAATGTGACTATCAATCGTTCGATGGAAGGAAACCCATCAGCCAGAAGGGATGGATTGAAAATTTATTTCACTTGCGAAGGGTGCGAAGAAAATCCGACTTTGCTCATTACTCAGCACAAAGGGCAAACCTTTCTTCAGTTTGAGTAAACGCTGTCATGGGGTGTCGGGGGTCGGAGGTTCAAATCCTCCCGTGCCGACCAAAAACACATTGAAAACCAGCCTCTTACGGCTGGTTTTTTTGTTGCCGTTAAATTGTGATGGCGAAAAGATGGTGAAATGATGGTTGAAGCCTGCTTTAAATTGCCGGGCAATCATCGTTACCAACCCTGTTAAGACTATGCGTTAGTACGCCAAAAACCTCTACGTCATCCAGCGCATCGCCTTCGATCGCTTCACCCTCTTCAGTTATCAATGCCGCCCCGTAAAGCTTTGCAAACTCATTCCTGTTATCCATTCTTACCAGTAGCGTATCTCCCTGCTCTGGTCTCAGGGAAATGTTAATTACCGCCCAACCACATGACGTCTCTATTACCCGGCAGTTCCCGTCAATTCCGCATAGCAGATCTATGGTTAACCGCTGTTCCTGGTAATCCATTGCCGGTGAAGGAAAGCCCATCAGAATATCCTCCCCATGTTACGTAGGATCCAGTATCGGTTCTCACTTCCGTTTGTTGTCTTATCGGCGAAGTCCGGCTGGTATCGCTCGATCCATGAATTTGCATCCTCCTGGCTGAAATGCCAGTGCCTCTCCTGCAGTTCGGCGATGAATTTGTCTGTATGCAGGCAGAGATAGCCCTTCGGGTTTTGCTGTATGGCCGCAATAAAAGCGGCACGAATATCTGGTTGACGAGGCATGAACGAACCCTCATTCGCACATTGACTGTATGCATATACAGTATTATTTTTATGAAAACAGATCAAGCACAGGCAATTTTCACTTAAGAGGGGATCGGTATGTTTGTTGAACTGGTTTATGACAAGCGAAATGTTGAAGGGCTAGAAGGGGCCAGAGAAATCATACTGGCAGAGCTGACGAAGCGGGTGCATCAGATTTTCCCTGATGCCGAAGTGAAGGTGAAGCCGATGCAGGCAAACGGCCTGAATAGCGACGCCAGCAAAAGCGATCGGGAAAAACTGAACCGCATGCTGGAGGAAATGTTTGAAGATTCTGACATGTGGCTGACCTCTGAGTCTCCTACTGTTCGCCAGGTTGGGCTTTAACTATCTATCGTGTAATATTCCCCGCGTTTGCTCGGGCATGAACACTGAGCAACCAGCCGCCGCCCGTTCTTTCTTAAGACGGGCGGCGGTTTTCTTAGCGAAGCCGTTTCAATATGCTGTCTTCAGGTATATCAAGCTCCACCCTGTTTTAGCTCATCAACCTGTTTACTAAGTTCTGCTACCTTTGCGTTAAGTGCCTTTATGGCTGCAAGGGCATCCATCATCAGTGGGTTAAGGTCAAGCGTCATTTTCCCTACGCCCTCAGCAGAGTGAACATATTCCTTGTCGATTTGTTCGATCTGCTGAGCAATTACGCCCCGGCGCTCTGTCTGCTCATCATCATCAAGATAGTAGAATCGCTTAAACTCCATTTGACAGATGTTTTCAAGAGAATCAGCAACATCGAGATCGCCGTTGACGTGTTTAAAATCAATATCTGATGTTCCAACAGACTGCATCTGTGTCCATGGAATGGTGGACGAAGCTGTATTCATAGCAGCACTAGCCAGGTTCCTGACAAAAAGATTGCCGGATGCTCCTGTAAATATTTGCTGTCGGCGCGTTGGGTCATACCCGCATACAATCCCTGACCCTGCTTGCGGTGCCCATGACGTACCAGAGCCGTCAATGCCATAAAACCCTGATTCGGTACTTCCTAAAACGTTAATAGTTGGAGTTCCGAAACCAAAATATCCAACTCCCAGGACATTACCAGTATTGGGGCCAACATCTTTGGTGGCGGCACTTCCCAAACCGAGGTTTGTGCGAGCGTCAGCAGCATTCTTTGCACCTGTACCGCCCTGGCTGATACTGAGCGCGGTAATCAGGCCGCTTAGGCTGGTTATATCGCTGTTAGCCCCTTTCTTCGCCAGTGATTTCTGGCCCGGTACGGTAACGGCCACACCGTTAATCGTGATAGTGACGTCTGTAGTACCGTTCATCACATCAGCGAAACCGCTCATGTAACGCTGGTACATAGTGAAGGTTTCAGCGATGTCCTGCGCCAGACCGTCAACGCTAAGGCTGTCGCTCAGAAGAATGGCATATTTGGTTCCAGCAGGGATAGCAGGGTTAGCAGCTGGCGTAACGGTGAGAGAGGTTGCGCCGCCGATAACGGTGATCTGGAAAACCTGCGCTGGGCTGGTCAGCGCGATAACGGTACAGCCGTTACGAATCAGCGAGCCAGCTGCAGTAAAGTTTGTTCCCGTACCTGTAAGGGTATTTCCGTTGATGCCAATGGTTCCAGTTGTGTAAATCATGAACTACCTCACGATAATAACGATCGTTTGAAACGATCAATAATGTAAAATTGATCGCCAATATCAATCTGACTATTTTTTAAACTCAAATAAAATGGAAGTTCCCGCATAAACAGGAATGTTGAAATGAAACTTTTATTTGCTGCTGCGCTTTTGCTGGTTGCTGGATGTACGAACAAACACGCAGATAACGCATTCCAGATGGATTACCCGGTTGATGCCGCTCGTTTATCGCTGGGTGGTGATATTCACGTCAATATCGACTGTGCCACCAGGGAGCTGGAAGTTATTTCAGACAGTAGCAACGGAATATTCAGCCGCCATATCAATAAACGATTGAGTAATATTTGCTATAAAAAAACGGATAAGCTGGATGTGGTTTATCGCTTCAATTCAGCAAAGGGCGTAAAACAAGATATGATCGCGACTCATTACCCGCGCGTTCCTCCCGTATCAAATGCCAACAAACTGAGCGATGGGGATTCTTAGGCCCCGCCCCTGAAACGTCTGGCTCCAGCTGAGCTGGTTATTTGAAATGTATCTGCCCTGCAGCTGAGAGCCAGTCCATTTGAGCACCACCCCTGAATACCCGACAGCCGTACCATCATCGCTGAGGTTTCCCGGGCAATTGTTTACCAGTATCCAGGGGTTGAAGCTAAGACTCACTGAAAAGGTATTGTTCTGCAGGTCATAGTTCGCGGGCACATCAAAAAATCCAACCACTCTCGGCATCCTCGAGGCCGAAGCCGCGCTCCAGATAAGGGTTCCGGCACTATCAAACACATCGAGATAACCACTCTGCATGCTAATATTTCGTGCAGTTCGGATCATGCTACCCGCATTATCTTCAAGCATATCAGCACCAGGTAAACCGTATTTGTTCGTGCCCAGCTGCAGCCACCTCAAACGGCCATCATTCCAGAATGACTGCGGAGTAAAGCCGAGCGTACTGCCATCACCAAACGGGCTGTTAACGCGGTAGGAGCCTTTATCGGTAACGGCACCCAACGTTCGCTGATCATAAAACAGGGTCGATCTGTTTTGTGAATCCACCAGCAGTTTGCCGTCGCTGTTGTAAACTTCGAATCCGCTCATTGAAAGTTATAAACCTCAACATTGAGAGTGATTGCGGCACTTCCACCCGTGGGGAGATAGTAGAGAGTAAAGCCGCCGTTATAAGCGCGGCAAAAATACTCGTTTACAGTCACGCCAGTGGAAACGATGGTGACAAACGTCCCGTCCTGCGTTGCGCCAGAAAAGGCGACATTTTTTGACGTCTCTCCTGAAGCAAGCGAAACCGTTGCGCTGCCCATGTAACGGATCGCGTAATCGCTTAAATCCACTGCAACCCGACCTGCACCGTCCCAGCATTGCAAACCCTGTGGCATTACCATAACCCCATTCTGACGCGCAGCACGTTGTTGCTGTCATAGATACGAATGAGAGTGCTGGTTATCAGCATCCTCCCGCCCCCGGCCACGCCGTTGATTTCGAACGACCCTCCCTTATCAAGCTTCCAGCCTGCAGATCCAGCCACATAATTATTCGACTGGATATAGTTGCCGATTTTGGCATTCTCAATTGTGCCGTCCTGAATGAAACTGGCCCGGATGAAGGTCTGTCCGTTCTGGATAACGAACGGCAACGATACCGCCCCACCAGCCTGCGCCATTACCGCGAAACGGTCAGCCACAAACAGCACCTGTGATTGCATGCCGGATGGCGTATTCTGAACACCAATCCCCATCCCTGCTGCATACTGATTACCATTAGAATCAACAGCGACCTTGATGCTGTACATCGCATTCAGGTTGTTATTGATGTCCGCTGATACCTGGCTGTTCTGGACAATCGCTGCAGACTGACCGTTAACCGTGACCTTTAGCGAATTGATTTGCGTAGCAGATGCCTGGGTAAAATCAGCAAGTGTCTTCGACAAGTCAGTGACATTCGCCGTGTTCCCACCAGTACTGGAATCCAGTGTGCGCAGAGACTCAGCGACAGCTTTACTTGCATCTGCCATGACATTGTCGACTCGCTCAATACCGGCTTTGTTATCACCATATTGCACGCTCAAAAGGTTACGCTGGTTAACCTGCGCGAGCGTACTGGTGATCAGCGCTATAGCATTGTTCTGAATACCGCCGCTGGCCTTATCAGTTTGTGCACCCAGCTCTTCCAGGCGTGATGCCATTGAGGAATCGAGGTCCGTGACAACCTGACTAAGGTCAGTGATTGATGCTGTATTCTGAGCACCTACAGCAGCTGCTGAATCAGCTTTGTCAGATGCGGCCTGAGTGGCAGCCGTCAATTGACTTACCGCAGAAGCGCGAGCTTCAGTTTCCGTTGCTAACGCCTGGCGAACATCAGTAATACCCGCTTCATTCTGGGCAGTTTTCGCCTCTAGACGAGTAACATCCGTGACGCGCGCTTCCGTCTCAGTAGCGATCACTTCCCGGAGCTGTTCGAATGTCGCAGAGTTAGCCCCCTGCTGCGCAGTCTGGCGCACAACAACATCAGCAATAGCCAGGGCGTTGCCAATGATTGCTTCTGCTGTCTGCTTATTCGAACCTACTGCTGCAGCCAGACCATCTGCGTTCTCCTTAATCGCATCAGAAAGTTCGGCAAGTTTCTCGCTACTTTCTACGGCACTCTCAATCAGATCCTTGAATACCTCAGAATCTTTAATCTCCTCCAGGATCACATCGGTGATGTCGGAAACATCGATGCTGGCCTGTCCGCGCACCCAGTCGGTGTATCCGGACTCGTTGCCGCTGCGGTCCACCAGCTGCGCGCGGTACCAGAAAATCTGCCCAGCCTTAAGGCCCATCTGCTGATATTTGCGCTGCGGGTAAGGCACATCGGCCAGCAGCATCGCATCGTCTTCGGTACCGGTAAGGCTGTACTGAATTTCCGTCTTCAGCGTGTCGTCGGTATTCGCCGGGAATCCCCAGTTCAGCTCGATGCCGAAAACCACATTTTCAGAAGCGATGAAGCCAACCGGCTTCGGTGGATTGCCCACTTTACCCGTCAGCGTTTTCTCTTCTGAATAGCCCCATCCGGATGAAATTTCTGCGGCATTGATTGCGCGCACGCGCACCAGGTAGCGCCCGGCATAAATCCCCGGGACGTCGAATGACGTGGTGGAGCTGCGCGGCACGTTAACCCAGTTCCCGTCGTTGCGGCGCCACTGCGCTTCATAGGCGATAGCGTTCTGCGCCTGGTCCCAGCTCACGCGCATCGTTTCGACGCTGATATTTTGCTGCACCACGGAAAACGAGCTGATCACGATGTTGTCAGGCGGCGACTGGTTACCAGGCGGGATCACGCTCACCGGCCGCTGGTCAATGATGGCTCCGGTATCGATACGGGCATATTTATCCGGGTCGTGCCATGCGCCGGTAATCGAGAAAGTGCCATCATCGTTATCGGAAACGCTGACAACACGATACTGCTGCGCGTAAAGCTCGTCAGATTCAACCACCCAAACAGCTTCGGCCTGTGGCGTCTCACTGTATGCCGTGGTGACTGTGACTGACTCCCCGTTCACGGCCTGAATGGTCCTGCTCTGCGACGATCCGGAAGGCAGGTTGAGAATAAGGCGATCACCAGCTGCTGCATCCGCCACGCGGTCAAGTTTGATTACGCGACCATTAACGGCGCTGATGCGGCCGCCCATAACCTTTCCGGAAAGCAGCTCGTCTGCCACGGCGATGATGTAGCCCGGCTGCGGAATGTTTCCGTCCAGCCCGACATCAAACGAAACAACGCGATCCTTGTTGTTGGTGAGAATGCCCCAGCGCCCCTTTCGGTTCGCCTCTGACTGTCGGGTGCAGCCGATGGCTGTCATTTCCAGTTGATTGAAGCCGTATCGCGCCACAAGCGCCTGCTCAAATACCGGCTCCATCGCGTCTGCGTAGGCATTACCGGGATCGGACCATGAAACCAGCGCTGTGGTGTAGCGGCTTTTCGTGGTGCTGCTCGAATAGGTGAAGCGACCGCCAACAACGTTAGCGCGCGTGTAGCTATAATCAACATCGCGCGGCATGTCAGCCAGGGCCACAATCTGATCCCCGCCCCAGTAGGTCATGCCACGAAAGATAGCGGCAAAATCACGCAGGACTGTGTAGGCGTCGTTCCGGTCCTGAATGTACACGTTGCAGGTATAACGTGGTTCGGTACCGTTGCCCCCTTTGCCGTCTGGTACCATCTGATCACAATACTGAGCAACCTGATAAAGCGTCCATTTATCAATATTTGCAGCGGTCAAACGGTGCCCGAGGCCGAACCGGTCAGAAACAACCAGGTCGTAAAAAATCCACGCAGGGTTATCCGTCCATGCCCACTTAAACGCACCGGTCCATGTACCGCTATAAGTGCGAGTTTCAGGGTCGTAGGTATCTGGAACGCGGATAACGCGGCCGCGGGGCTCGCATGAGATCTGCGGGATAGAACCGTTAAACTGGCTGGAATCGAATTCGATGTAGAGTAGCGCTGTGTTGGGATAGCGTAACTTGGCGTCAATCACCTCAGTGAAGCTCTGCAGCGTCATCGTGTCGCCGATCTTCGCGCTGTTGGCGTCAGAGGTAATCTTACGCAGGCGTATTGTCCAGGTGCTGCCAGCCTGAGGTAAATCAATACGGTGGCTGCGCTCATAACCAGACGTCGTTTTGCCGGTCACGCTGGTATTGAGTACCGTCTGCCATGTGCCGCCGTCCGTCTGCAGGTCAATCGCATAATTGACCGAGTAACCCACCAGATCGCCGTCGTCCTCCTGTTTGAAAAGCGATGGCCATTTCAGACGCAGGCGAACTGCTGAAAGCTGCGTATTGGTAAACGTGCGCGTCCATGCTGTAGCGCTTGATACCTCAGTTCCCACGCTGATTTCGTTTTCGGTACCGGGAATACCCTGAATATATTTTTGCGCCTGCGTTCCCGCGCGAAACTCCCACGTCACGCCGCTGAAGTTTTGGGAGCCGTCAGCATTCTCCAGGGCCGTTCCGTCCAGGTAGATATCTTTGCCGGTTAGCTGCCCTGCAAACTCTCCTTCCCCAAGCGCAACGAGGATTTTGGCCTTCGCTACAGATTGCAGATCATCAGGCTGTTCGGTAGGGGTTCGGGAACTGGAGCTGCCGCCCTTGCGGCCCTTTAACACTTTTTCTGTAGCCATATTGCGCCCATAAAAAAGCCACCCGAAGGTGGCCAGAAAAAAAGGTTAGTTATCTACTGCTGATCTTCGACATAAATTCCGGCAGAAATAATCGCTCCGCCGATTCGACGCTTACCATAAAGGAGCGGTACCGGGTAGCCTTGCGCCGCGGTGTTTGTTACACCACCGAATGCGTAGGATGCGCGGTTATCTGCACTTTGTTTGCTGGCCAGACCTGCAGGTTGAGGAGATAGCATTTGGACTACTCCACCCAATATCATGGCTGCACCAAATTTATATCCAAATGCAGAAATCGGATTTCCCGGCGCAAAATAACTGCCAATTGCAGATGCAGCAATAATTACTGCACCAAGAATAGTCTGTAGCAAGCCACTCTTTTTACTTCCAATTATTACTGGAACGATTCTGATGACCTCGCCTGTAACTGGAAATCCAAGGTCGTCAACTCCAATATTCTTTTTACCTTTGAAGATGGCAAATGTTAGCCCACGGCTTTTACTGCTAATCATATAACTTTCAAAGCCGGGGATAGTTTTAGCGAGGGCCGTTCCAGCTTCAGATACTTTATTGATAAGGCGATGGTGTATCTTTCCAAAGATTTTACCCGGCTCTCCTCCTAGTTCAATTCGCGTCATTACCTCTTGCATCGTACCCTCGACTTTCGATTGGCTATTGTTGTGATTTATTTGCTCTAATCACAATATTACATTCTTTATTATTTAACTCTCCGGACTGACCAATATTCCGTTGGGTTAAACAATCATTTGCAAGTTTTCTAACTGCTAATCTTGCATATACATCACCATTATTTGAAAGTAATCCAGTGATAAATTCATTATCAGATCTATTATGCTTCTGTTGTGCTTCCATCATCGCAATCATAAAGGCGTAATGGCTCACATAAGTTTCTGCAACAGAATTTGATTTTATTTCAGAATGACGTTCAAGATAATCGTCTACAGTTCCTGCGTATGAATTAAATAAGGTCGATAATAATAATACACTTAATACAAATTTCATGGTTTCGCTCCTTTGTTTTGAGCAAAGGTTAGCACAGAGATTTGTAACGTAGAATCTTCATCGTCCTTTCCTGCCAGTAGCCCCCATACGGCACGCGCTGGCTCAGATGTCCGTACAGGTGGTGCAGCAGCATATTACCCTCCAGCAGAATTCCCGCGTGGTTCCACTTATCAGCCTGGACCTGCATGATCACCATATCGCCGGGTTTCGGTGGCCCGTCGAATTCACGAAAACCGCACTCGTACCAGCAATCCTGATAGAAGTTTTCCGGATAGTCGTGTTCCCACCAGGGATAATCCACCCGGTAATCGTGTAACTCAATGCCGTGATTCTGGCGGAAATAGCTCATTACCAGCCCCCAGCAGTCGAAGTGCCCCAGCACAAACGGACGCTCCAGCAGTGGCAACTCTCCGCGCGGCTGAATGGTGCGTAAATCCCCCTCGGGCCAGCTCACGATATGCCAGGGTAAAAGCGTCGCATCGCATTGCGCTTTATCCAGTTCGCTCGGTTGCGTTGTGGCATCAGGATGACTGTGAACGATGGCGATCACCGTTCCCCAGTCCTCAGCAGTTGCATAGTCCTCGGGGCAAAGGACAAAATTGTCCTCCGGCGCCGCGGCAAGATTCCGGCACGGGAAATAACGTTCAACACGGCTCTTCTGCGCCACCACGCCGCAACACTCGCGAGGATATTCAGCTGCAGCATGCGACATAATGGCATCGATTGTTTTCTGACGCATATCAGCTCCTGATCAAAGACGTGCCCGGGAAGCCACCAAACGAGAGTTCGTTATTTTCACCGAACCGAAGTTTGCAGGCCGTCAGCGTGCCGTTGCATTCATCCAGTGACGGATCGCTTACCGGGTTATTGTTTTTGTCGAAATAGCGGGTTCCGGCATAGTCGCAGCCGTCGCCGGTGCGATATTTATTCCGGATGCACCAGGTACACAGGGAATGAAGCTGTCGCGTCGGGATCATTTGCCCCTGCAGGTCCATCGGGCTGGACAGAACAAATTCAACGGTTTCACCGGCAAGCTCGCCAGTTTTCCCGTCGATATACCAGACCTGCAACTTTTCCTGAGTCGGGTCTGCTGTGGGGTTGCCGTCTGCGAAATTTCTGGCATCGAGATATTTCTCTTTTGTGTCGTGAATAGTGACTTTCGCCTGCAGCAGATCGTCATACGCAAGACACAGGGCTGAAATGGAGCTTTCGATGTTCGCAACCGTCAGGGATGGCGTTGCATTGCTCCCACTGGTTGATTTCTCCAGACCTTCCAGTTGATATGGCCAGGCGGCATATTCATTTCCCTGCCACCAGATTGGTTTCGCCGGAAGCCTGGACTCATCCCCACCAGCGGCGATGATTTCCGCTTCTGTGTGGGGAATGCTGTAATTGTGAAAGCGGAGAACGTCCGTCATCCCAAAGGAAGAACCGTCCACCTCAATCAGACGAACATCGTTTCCGGATTCCAGCTTCTGATAATCTGCGTTTAAGCTCATGGTTTAAATGCCTGGATGAATGTAGCAGTCAGCGACCAGTTGCCTCCCCCCATTGGGGAGGGCTTGTACTGTTTGCATCGATAAAGCCCCAAATCCTCAAGCGGCGGCTTCCATGCAAACGCCCTTGTTCCCTCATGGCGATCAAGAAAGTCTTTAATCGACTTGATATAGGGTTCCAGACCTACGAAGGTCAGATCCCAACTTTGCGAGCGCGGGTTAAGTCCGTCGCCGGATGTCTGGGTATAACCATCTCCGAACTGCGCCTCACGCGTACGCATGGTGACATCCTGAGAGGGATTTACCCGAGGGCTCCAGTTGAAAGTTTCCAGCGCCATTACCGCCTCCCGTTTGTACTGTTCCAGATTGCCCCTCCGGGACGAAGATCAGCCTGTATCAGCTTTCGGTATTCATCTCTGACAAAATTGCCTACGCTTTTGCCGAATTTCTCCAGCCCGCCAGATGATTGCGATGCCGTACTGCCATCGCTATTGATAGTGATGAATACCTGAGGAGCAGCACCTTCAGAGCTACCCCCTGACACTGCGCGAACCCCAAGTGAACCATCAGCTGCCCGAGTCAATGGCATGATCGCTTCTGGTCCCGCCTCCCCCATTACTCCCGCCCCTTTCGCGAATGCGAAAAAAGTAGGGTTATCGACAACCTGACCGCTGTAGGTACTTAAGTCTGAGGAGGAATAAACGCCGCCTTTAGCATTGAACTGGAAATTGCTCCCGTAATCGGCAATTGCTGTCCCTGAGCTACCTGCCGTACTTCCACTGACGCCGCCAAGCAGACTCGAACCAACACCCATAATCGAACTCAGGATTGTATTAGTTACCAGCGCCTGCGCTGCCATATCGACGAGGTTTTGAATTATCGACTGGGTAAGCGTGGAGAAGAGGTTGATCATGCCCTCTTTAAAGGTCTGCGTGTTAGTCAGCAGCCCCGTCAGGACATTAGTGGTACGCTCGCGGGTAGCCTCAACCAGGCCGATCGCCAGATTATTGAAGTCACTCTGTGAGCGATATAATTCCAGCGCGGTCTGATACTGTGCATCAGCAGAATCTTTACTGCTCTTCTGCATAAGCATTTCGTATTGCTGCTTGCTTACAGCGCCATTGCGATAGTAGGTCTCGATCAGGCTTTGCTGCTGTACGAGTTGATTCCTTTGCTGGGCAAGTGGATCAACGTCCCCGGCAAGCTCAAGACGTGGTGCTGAAATAGCATTAGCCTGAGCCTGTAGGATTTGTCGCGATGTCTCCTGTGAGAGGGTGACACGCGCAGCCAGATACTCCTTTTCAGTAAGCAGACGGGCATCAAGAAGCGACTTCAGCTCCTGACTTGCTTCCTTTTCCTGATTGATTGCCGAGCGCGCGGGTGAGTACTGCTCGGCAAGTTCTGTGCGTTGCTTCTGGTAATTCTCGGTATTCATCAGCAGCGCGCGCTGCAGGTCCTGCTCACTTGTCCCATTTTTTCGAGCTGCAGCTATAAGTTTTTCCCGGCTGGCCCGTTCCTGCAGGTCGATTCTGCCAAGGCTGGTTGCGTGAGCTTCTTCGATTTCCCTGCGCAACTGAAGGTACTGATTAACCGTTTCCTTTTTGGCTTTCTCAGTATCTTCTCCAGCCCACGGCGTGGTAACACCTTCACCAGCTTTCGCTGTCTGAGCTGTAATGGTTTTGATGTCATTAGCGAGTGATTTAGCTTGATCTGCAATCCCTGTCTGGACTAAAAATCGCGCCTTGCTGACGTTCTCAAGATTAGACTGTGTTGTTTCTAACCCCTTATTCACAGATTCGAGATCAGCTTCAGCGCGTTTTTTGCTGTCCTCTACGCCTTTTTTCTGTCGGAATGGGTCAAAACCACCGAGGCTATCAAGCCTGCTGTCTGCGTCCTGAATCTCCTTGATCAGCTGGTTACGCTGGGTGACCTGATTTTCATACTGGTCCTGCAGGTCAATCTGCTTAACGGCCAGCTGTTTATCAGACATCTGCATCAGTGCAGCAGTAGTCTCAATTACAGCATCCTTGAGGTTAATTGCTGACTGCCGGGCATCCTTCGCCTGCTGATGAAAATACAGGAGCGCCGAACCTGCCAGCATTGCAGCGCCGAACGGTCCACCAACCAGTGCTAATGCCCCGCGTGCAAGCCCAACTGCAACCGAGGCAGCCCGCGCAGATACTGAGACCTGGCGATTTGCTGCAGCCAGTTGCATTTTCGCCCGGGTTGCCAGATTCGTTTGCTCGGTCTCTTCTCGAATTAACCGGTTAAACTCGCCCTGGTAATTAACGTTAAGGCCTTGCTGCCTGGCGGTCTTTTCCATCTGGCGGTAGTACCCAAACTCGGCATCATTTCGCTTAAGTGTGGCGGCAGTTGCTTCAAGCGTTTTGCGTGCACCGTCAGCCTGGGCAGCAGCCGCAGCTTTTACGGCTGCCTGATTTTGTTGCCAGGCGCTTACGTTTTCGCGAAGACCTGCAGTTAGTTTTGTCGAGAGAACGGGGATCAATGTGTACAAGGCTACGCTTGCAACAGCATTGAAATTATCGGTGAGCAGGTTTATTCCATCGGTTACTGACTGAATGCCTGAACGCAGTGGGCCGGTACTGCTTTGGCCTATCTTAATGATCATGCCTTCAAACGCACTGGTCAGCCCCATGATGTCGCCATTCAGGTTATTCACGCGAATAGCGGCCTGTTCATGAGCAGTCTGGGTTCCGGTGAGGGCCTGGGTTAATGCATCCAGTTTGCTGCGATTGTCCACCAGCACGGAGGCCGCATTGATATTCTCAACACCGAAAAGTTTTACAGCCTGTGCGGTAGAAAGATTTTTCTTCGACAAGTTCTCCAGTGCGCCACTGAGACCTACGACTGAAGGTTTCAATGTTTTGTCAGTGCCTTTCTCAAGGGACAGGATCACGTTTCTCAACGCAGTACCTGCCTCACCTCCTTTAATTTCACGCTCTGCAAGAACCTGAATCGCTGCGTTCAGCGTTTCAAAACCGACTCCTGCCTGTGCAGCGGCCACACCGCCATTTTTGATGGCTGCGGCTGTATCTGCAATTTCAGATGCCCCGAACTTGGCACCAGCTGCCAGCACGTTGATATAACGGTCAGCTTCCTGAGCCCCTGCTCCGAACTGATTAAGTGAAAGAGCCAGAGTACGGGTTGCATCAGGCAATGTTGAACCTGCAGCCTGAGCAAGTGTAAGCGCGCTTTTTGTCGCAGCCGTAAGCCCGTCTGCTGTCTCAAGAAGTTCAGGCTTAGCTGATGCCATCAACTTCAGGGCTTCAACCGCCTGGCTCGCACTGTATTCTGTGCTTCGCCCCATTTCCTGAGCTGCTTCATCAAGCGTCTTTAACTGGGCTCCCGTCGCACCAGTGATGGCAGAAAGATCGGACAGGGCCTGCCCGTATTCACGCGTGGTAGTAATGATGGCACCAAGTGATAAACCGGCACCGGCAAATCCTGCCAGGCGGCCAGCAACACCTGCAATGGTTTTACCCATCCGGGAATAAGCTTCATCTGTCTTTTTAGCATCTTCCTGTGCGTTACGGTTGAAACGCTTTGATGAGTTCTCAGCATCACCGTAGGCACCCATCAGCTGAGATTTAAAATTGGCTGCGTTGAGATGCAGCCCGACGGCAAGGGAGGCAACGTCAGCCATTACATTAACGCTCTCATTACGGCCGCACACTGATCGTCAACGTTACTGACTACAGCGGGAGGCGGGGTTTCAGGAAGTGGCCCACTCTCCTCGCCTGGACGGCTGATAGCACCGGAACGAAGGAAATACGCGCGCCAGTGGTAGAGAGTGTCTACCGGGAGTGAAGCTATCTTTGACGGATCGGGCTCGCCCCAGCGGTCGGCCAGCCAGAAAATAAGCTCAAGCCAGGGCGAGCTGGTTAGTTTTTTTCCGCATCCTCAAGCTTGCCCAGGGCATGTTTTTTGACGGTTGCAATAGCGTCCAGCAGGGCCACGTTGTCATGCGCCTGCAGCAGTTCTGCTGCGGTGGGCTTGTCTTCCGTTGCGATTGAGCTGCCGTCAGGCTGAACCAGGCAGTCGACAATCAGCTGCACGCTAAGCTCTGAGGCTTTACGGGCATCTTCGGCAATCTGGCTGTCACGCAGCGCTTCTTCATGATCAATGAGTTCGCCCGCAGTCATGCGGCGAAGATAAACGGTTGTTCCAAAAATTTCGGCAGTAACAATTGCGTTTTTAGGTTTCAGCAGAGCTGATTTCAGAGCAGAGACGTCGATGGTAGACATAATTTTTCCTGAATATGAAAAAGTTAAAGGCCGCCAGAAAGCGGCCAATGAAGAATGTTATGGATCAGCTGCCTGCAGCCGTACCCCAGACGATGTTGTTCTGTTTACCCTGAACGGTGATCTGAATGACTTCACTTGCCGGAGCGGTGATTTCATTCATCTGCCAGCCAGACAGGGCCAGGATCATGTTTGCCGTTCGCCCGTTCGGCAGCTCAACGTAAAACTGTACGGTTTCACGGTTCTCTGCGGCGTTGAGGAAATCGGCAAAGTCCTGGTTGGCCGGATCGTCGATGAAGCCCAGTGATTTTTCCGGGCCTTCAGGCAGGTCGGAAATAAACTGTTTGCTGGTATCAATCAGGGTGGTGCAGTCCACAAAACTGCCAGTCTGACCTGTAGCGCCCAGCGCTTTACAGTTGATGAGCGGTTTCATTGTTGCTACGTCGCTGCCCGCAGCACCCCACATAACAACGGTGCCAGCAGGCAGCATCGCGTACTCTGGCGAAGTTTTATCAGCCATAATTTCTCTCTCTTTGAAGGTGGCAGCGAGCGCTACCGGTGGTTTTCAATGCGGTCGCGTATTTCTATCGCAAGGATGCGCAGAACTTTTGCTTTCTGATAATCGAGCGCCGGACGAATGAAGGGACTGGCGACCTGCTTCACGGTGCCCATCTCCTGCGCCAGCGCTTTGATGAAGTGTTTTTTGCTCGGACCAACGCGGAGATAAATAACCGCATTGCCTTTAGCTTTCGAGGAAGATGAGCGGATTTTGATGGAATCGCGCATGTGCTCACCTTTTGCCATTTCGTCATAGCCGGCGTGCGCTTTCATGTCTTCCAGAACGGGTTCCAGAGCGGCTTTACCGGCGTCACGCAACACCTGCGTACCGACTTTTTCACCAAGCGCCAGCAACTGACGCTCGAGTTCCTGAAGCCCTTTTACTTCCATACGGATCATGATGCATCCTCTGGGAAGTAGATGATGTAATCTCTGGCGCGGCGGTATTTACCTCCGTCATCTGGTTCAAAGCTCTCGCTAACGCTCTGGCGCTCTACATACTGCACTGGATATCCACCAATATGGCCGTGCTGTATAGTTTCCCAAGCAGCCCAAAGTTTTTTATCCATCTCCTCTGTCCTGCTGTAGAGGGAAGATACAAAGGCTATCTGGTAGCGAGCCGCCACAATTTTCGTGCGAATAGTGCCAGTGACAAGCCGCGGATCGCTTATAAGCTGTAGCGTCACAAATTCGCTTTCCGTTTGCGGGCCGATCAGTGGATAAACATTCACGCCAAGAAGTGCTTCTACCGCGCTTTTTATTTCAGGGAACACGAGTGAAATCCTCCATACACAGGACTTCAATATTGCGTCTGTCGCGCGTGGGCAGCGGTGCAGTCACAGTAAAAACGCGTCCTTCTCCCTTATTTGTTACCTCGATAAAGCGAGTAACCGTAGCCCGAATATCATCCCGGTATCGCATGAAAATTTTCGTGGTAACGTTGGAGCGTTCGGCGCTGCCACTAATAAAATCCCGCCCGGTAACGGCGCGGATATCTGCCGCGACAATGCCCTTACTCTTCCATCCAATCAACTGACCGAAATTGTCACGGTCGTCAGTCTTTATTTCTATCCGGACACGGTGCCGGAGTCGGCCAGGTTCCATCAGGAGCCCTCCCCCTGTTCAGCCTCACCTCGCCAGTTACGACAGGCAAACATCAGATTCTCTGCCGCCACATTTGAATAAAGCTGCACTTCTGTCTGACTGGTTCGGTGCTCAAACAGGTCGCCAAAAATAAGTAACATTGCCGAGACCACTGGTGCTGGAATATCTTCGGCCACTTTCCAGCGAGGTTCATCGCACCAGCGCAGGCAGTATTCAAGCGCGGACTGTGCGTAACGCTTGATCATGGAATCCCGATCATCGGTATCCATTTCCACATGCTGGCGCAGCTCTTCAATCGGAACGACATCAAGCACATTTATCGTCATTAATTAAGGGCGGGTTTCCCCGCCCCCTCCATCAGCTGCCGGATTCGTCGAAGGAACCCTTGATAAGTGCCGCCGGGCGATAGTGCGCCAGCGCCAGGCGCTCTTCGCACAGGATGGTGAGCATGTTTTTGACAAAGTTGTCGCGGTCTTCGCGGCTTACTTCGATGGTTGCATCCATGCGATCCCAGACCTGCGATGCCATATCGAAACCACCAACTGTGAAAGTGCCCTGCGCCTGGGCGCGAGTTGGCACAACTGGCAGCCCCCACATGATGTTGCTGGTGAAAGCCTGCGGCCCACCGAAAAGATAACGGCCTTCGTTGTCTTTCAGCAGCGCGATGTTATGCCAGTCGCGAGGGTTGAGAATGATGCCTGACGCGCTGAACTCGGACTCGGTTACCTGGAAAATCGCATGCGCGATAATATCGGCGCGCGTATCACCAGAAACGTTCAGGCCGGTATCATAGGCAGTTGCCACATGGTTGATACCTTCCAGGTCATCACCGCTACCATCACCATTCAGCAGCTGTCGTTCTTCCTCCAGTGCCAGACCGTAAAGCAGGCGATTATTGACGTAGGACTGGAGCATCGGCGCATCATCCATCACCTGGCGGGATGCCTGGATCCAGTGAGCGATGGTTTTAACGTTCGCCGTCTGTTTGCTGAATTTAATATCTGATTCAGGCTTAAGGGCTTTTTCCGCAACGCTGGCCGCATTGTTGGTGAACATCTCTTCGCGAACATATTCAAGAGAGTTGCTGGAGATTCGCCCCTGTGCCAGAAGATCACGGATGGTTAGTCGGCGAAGCCCTGGCATAATGATGCCTGGCACCTGCATCGGCTGGATGAGTGCACCAGCCGAACCAGCATCACTACCAAGAGATTTATTGAAGGTTTTCGCTTCATAACTGGACTTGCTGCCGTTCCAGGATTTAGTGAGCTCTTCGGCAGCACGCTCAGAGAACGATTTTTTCTCTCCGGGGTTATCCGGTCCAGATGAAAGACGCTGTTCCAGATCAAACAGACGCTGACCGGTTTTGGTCATTTCTTCATTAACCTTAGCCATGTCATCCTGCAGCTGTTTTGACACGGTACCGTTCTGTTCGATCTGTTTTCGCTGCTCATCGAAGAGCCCCTGCAGTTTGGACTGTGATTCTTCGAGGGCTTTCTGAATTTGTGCGAGTTCTGACATATTTTATTTTCCTTTAGTCGGATTAAAGTCGTTGATGCTCTTGAGCAGAGCGCTGATATCTGGTTTGTTTGGGTCGCCTTCAGACTCACTCCGAATGGCCGATTTGAAACGGGCTATCAGCCCTACTGCCTGTGACTTGCTTAGTCCAACTGAATCCCTCAGCCAGCACTCCACGTCACGGATGGTTTCTATCCCATCGATACTCTTCATCGAATCCACACCAGCCAGCTCGTTCGCCGGGAATGTGCAGACGCTGATTTCTTTCAGCCAGGAAATGTTGCTGAAGATGTAGCCACCGTTAACGCCAATGCTGTAATCGTCTTTGGTGAACGAAAAACCGATGGACATACCTTCAACCGTGCCATGGATCATGGCAGCCTTCAGATCTGAGGCTCCGCTGTGCCCTGGTGTTAACTGACCGCGAACAAGCAAGCCTTTGCTGTCTTCCTGGATGCTGTCCCACTTGCCCACGGGGATCTCCCACTGGCGATGATTGAAAAACATCGCCACTTTGCGGGTCTGTGTCTCCAGCGTTTTCTTGAATGCACCGGGCAAAATAATGTCGCCGTCGGAATCTGTGTTACCGAAAACAGAGGCATATCCCTCAAAGATGCCCTGCTGGCCATCCCCGGCAAATTTGATTTCAGTTTCTTCAAACGACAGCGTTTTGATGATGTCAGGCATCATGGCCCCCATAAAAATTAAGCCCCGTCATTTCTGCGGGGCTCTTTGTTGTTGCCGAGATCGGTTATTGGTACGTATTGCGCCTGTCGCATCGCGACGTCACCGCCAGGAAGTGGAGGATAATTATCAAGGCGCCGCATTTCATTTATGGTTCGCAGACCAGCTTCCCCCATAGCTTTCATGAAAGCAGCACGCGACGCTGAGTCGCCACGAAGAAGCCCATCAAGATTATGCTCAGCATGATAAACACCAACCTGCTCTGGCTTCAGTAACCAGCGCTGAATACCATTCTCCCAGCGGGATATATACGGCTGGAGGGTGTACTGCAGAAATCCCAGGTTTTGTTGCTCAATACCTGATCCCCAGCTGGTACTCTTCTCCACATCCCCTACCAGATGTGGAGGAACGCCGAAGAACCGCGCCAGTTCACTTACCTGAAATTTTCTGGAAGCCATCGTCTCGGCATCCTGCGGACTGACGCCAATATCATGAGCCTGGAAGTTCGCTTCCAGGATCCAGAGGCGTTTTTTCACCGGGCCGCCGGCAATCTCCTTGAAGTTCTCTTCCAGTTGCGTGCGCTGTTCTTTGGTCAGCACGCGATCGCCTGTCGTCAGAATTTTGGGGGATTTTGCGCCGTTGGCGTAAAACTCTCGCTGCTGGTCTTCCATTGCCACCGCAACGCCTGCTGATTTACAGGCATGTGCGATAGGAGAGAGCCCAGTAAGGCCGTTAAAACCAAACCCCTTGAGGTGGAAAATTTCACGTTGTGAGAAATTGGCGTATTCATTGTCACGCTGGTAGCGATAAACGATGCGCTTTCCTTCAAGCCGGACATCCATATTGGCAGACATCAGTGGCAGGAGGCTGACCACATCCCCGACACTGTTTCGCTCAACCAGGGCGTATGCATTGCCGTAGAAGCACAGTTGCATCGTCATGGCTTCACGGAACTCCTGCGCCGTCATGTACTGATTTGGCGAGTAGCGCAGCAGGCGGGCCAGCGGATTGCTCAGGCCAACCTTTTTACGGTTATCCTCTGTATCTGTTTCGAACACATCCATGGGTAGGCAGGCGGTCAGCGTGGAAATCAGAGAAACGCAGCGCCAGACGGTCGATATTTGCAGGATGCGTTCATCTGTAATTTGTGAATCGCCCAGGGTGCCGCTGGCTGAAACAGGTCCTGTCTGTGAACCCTGTTCAGGTGTTACCAGCCGTCCACCAACGAACCACGAAGCTACCCGGGCCCACCAGCCGTTATTTGTGCGCAGATCAATGCTGTAATTTGAATCGTCCATCACATGCTCAACGGTTGTGAGAAGAAATCGTCAATATCACCTTCGTCAGTGACATCACCTTCAGATGCGCCTATTGCCATAGCTGAAGCCACCACGCCATCGATACGGCCGGTGCTTTTCTTCTTGGCAAAGATGCGGTTTTCCTTCTGGTCCGCCTCAGTCACGGCGGATGCTGCATTCCAGCGCAGACAGGGATTGGTTTTTATGATGATGTCGCTGTCGTCAAGCCGCTGTTCGAAAAGCTCGATAGAGTGCGGCATCCACAACCCTGACTCCTGTGCTTTGTAATATCCCTGACCGTGGGGGATTAAAGGGACCGATACACTGGCCTCTTCAAGCTCTGGTTCAAGGTACTTAATACGGTACTGGTCAAAGGCGATCGCTTTGATAAAAAACATCTGGGAAAGGTCGGCTATACGCTCGGCAACAAATCCATACTTCACCGCTTTGCCTGGCGTGGTGTGAATGTACCCGTCGCGCTCCCAGGCGTCATAAGGCACCCTATCCGTTTTTGCACGCTCCAAAAGTGTGTCTTTTGGGGTCCAGAACTCCACCAGCAGCTTTCTTTTTTTAGGGAAAAACAGCGCAAGGGCGGTAAGGTCCCTGCTTCCTGAAAGATCAAGGCCACCGAAGCATTCTTCCCCCTGCAGCTCCTGCAGATCGAAATCCTCTTCGCACCCCATCCATACATCGCTGCTCATCCATGGGTTATCAGCATCAACCCACTGGCAGAAGTTGAGGCGGCGAACGATGCTCTCTTTCGACGGCATGCCGCGCGCCTGGGTGACCTGTTCCCTCAAATAACGGTCGGTGAAGGTGTGACCAAGCGACGGGTTAGCTTTCTTCCAGCAGGATTCGTCCTTGAACGGGTCCTCACCTTCATCTAGCGAACAAATGAATGAAAAGAAGCTGTCATCCTCAATAGATCCTTCAGCAACTTTTCGCCCGTATTCGTGATAGTCATAACAGACGCTGGTTTTGTCGTGGCCGCTGTTGGTGATCATGAAAATCAAAGCCTGACGACGGCCTTTCGTGCCAGCGCGCATCATTTCAACGACCTGGTTGTTTTTGTGCTCGTGGATTTCGTCAATCAGGGCACAATGCGGGCGCGGTCCAGACTGCCCATCATCAGAGCTGATGGGCCTGAAGAAAGATCCCGTCTGAAGAAAAGCCAGGTTCCACTCTTTACCGGCACCACCAGATTTATTGATCCGCTGCGCCAGCGCCGGTGACTGGTCCACCATCGCCACCGCATCACGAAACAGGATCATGGCCTGGTCTTTTTTCGTGGCCGCAGCATACACTTCAGCGCGTGGCTCTTTGTCTGCTACCAGGCAGTAAAGCGCTATTCCCGCTGCCAGCGGTGACTTTCCGGAACCTTTTCCGGATTCAACGTACACCATTCGAAATCGGCGATAGTCATCCGAGTTTTTCCAGCCAAATATAGAGCCCACGATAAAGCATTGCCACGGCAGCAGATTGAAGGGCTTTCCCTCATGCTCCCCGCCATTCAGCTTCAGCACTTTGGCGAAAAAGTCGATAGCACGCTGCGCAGCTGCAGGATCCCACACCAGCCCGCGGGCGTGACAGGATTCCAAATCTTTGAGGTGACGTTTACAGGAATTTCGGATGTCTGGTCCGGCAATTTCCTTACCGGAATCCACATCCAACGCGTATTGTGTTGCGGGATCAACCGAAGAACTGGTTGAGCGGGTCTTCTTCTTTTTCTCCACCATCAACTTTCACCTTCGTTCTGGCGGCCGGAGTGAGACCGAATTCAACCAGGTAGCTTTTAAAACGGCGATCGGCATCTGCCAGCATGGCGACAGCCGGGTTCGCTTTGATCAGAAATCCGCCTTCTGTCTGCACGGTGTACGTTCGCCCCTCATCGGCGATTGTCAGGCGCAGCTGCAGAATGTCGGCGTAAATATCACAGAGACGTTCGAGCGCCAGCGTATCTGCAATGGTCAAAATACCCATGCCGTCCAGCAGCACGGTTAATTTTCCCCATGCCACCTTTCCCCAGTCTGTGAGGTGCTCGGGAGGGCTTGGGATTTCACGCGCCGGATTGGGCTCTTTGTCGTTGAGTTTTCGTTTGCCCGGGTTGCCGGTTACCACTTTCAGGTGGGTCGGTTTCGGGCGTCGTCCTGCCATCGGAACCTCCCGGAAAAAAACTTTTCATTTCGCGGTTATGCACAAAAAGCACGAGCGGCGGTCATTTGCGGTAGGGGGGTTGAACTTTTACCCCGCCCCCTCCCCTCGCTAGCGGTACAAATGAGAAACGTTATCGTTTGAACCAGTGTGATGTCGGGTCGAGGGGGATGCCGCTCTCGTCGCAGCCTATGATGGAGCCTCTCTTCTCCATCCTCTGCTTCGTTGAGTCATGATGCTGCTTACACAGCCCCTGCCAGTTACTACGGCTCCAGAAGAGTTTCTGGGCTTTGCTTATGGCAGCCGCATCACCAGAACGAAGCGCCTCTTTCAGTTTGTGAGGGGTTATGTGGTCAACTACCGTTGCTGCTGCCACCCTTCCCTGCTCCTGACACATCACACAGAGTGGATGGGCTCGAAGGAAGACAAGGCGCTCTCTGTCCCATTTGCTGCCGTAGATACGTGGTTCTTTATTCACGCCAGCCTCCACGCTCGTCGGCGTTCTGTACGTGGCGCTGAGTCAGGGTGACGCTCAACCGGTTCGCCGTCAGCGTGGTCCACCAGCGAGTAACACGGATAGACCACTGAACCGCCATAGGCATCACCAACGGCATAATCGGCAGGCTTACTGCTATCCCATCGAGACAACACACGCTCAATATGCTGATGCGGCACGCTATAGCAAACGCCGTGTATCAGCCGCGGCAATGTGATGTAGTCTGCCTGAGTCTTATCAGCAACTATCAGCCGTTCGGCTATCTGCATTTGATATTGAGGCGGACGCCCGGTTCCCAGGTAGAAGCTCAGCATGTCGTCAGGGAAGCGCACCAGCCAGTCAGTTACCTTATCGGTGAACCCCTGCACAGGAAGCGCATCGTCTTCCAGCACCACTACCCGGCAAGGTTGCTCAGCAGCCCATTCCATAGCGCGGCGATGATTCCAGTTCGCGCCGTGGTCACCGTCATCAATAAGCAGATGAGCATCCAGCAGCGCGGCAAGTCGTTGTGCATGACCTATGCGAGAGTGATGTCCAACCACAACAAACTTAATCTCTGTCTGCATCATTATGGGTAAACACCTTGTTGCGGGCTCGACGTGCAGCTTCAGCTGCCAACTCTGCTGTTTCATGGAACCCAGCGTGATAACGCTTTCCTTCATGATTGCAGTAAGCAAGCCATTTGTTCTTTTGTTTATTCCACGATACGCCGCGATATCCAGATGTTGAGCGGGAATCAACAACACATTGGTTCTCAGCGTTTTGCTTTGGTGATACAAGTCGGAGGTGATGAGGGTTTACACATAAGGTGTTGTGACAGATATGGTCTATATACTTACCTTCCGGTATTGGCCCATTCTGCAATTCCCAAGAAACCCGGTGGGCTAAAAGAACCTTTGGGTTACCAGAGGCATTTCGATCTGTACCAATAACCCCATAAGTTAACTTTCTTTCTCCGCTACCGCCCTTCACTGTTGCGGCACACCAGCACCAACAATCTTCTTCACCTTTTTTATCAACCTTTATCCAAAATCTCTCTTCAATCGTCTTTCTTGCGGCCATGACAATGCCTCCCGGTTAAAGGATTTTCAGGATAATGAAATTATTTATGGCGCCAGAAAGCGTACTCTTTACCGACACCATCGGACTTAAAAATAGTGTGGATGCACGGGCCGGTGACAATGCGATCGCCAAACGATTTAGCAACAATGCCAAAAGCGATCATATCCCCCACCGCGGCGCCAGCCTGTTCTTTCTTCCAGAAACGATAACTCTCGATCCGGTAGTAAAGACGGATGATGCCGTGAGCGAACGCCATTACATCAGCACGGCTGCCACCCAGAAGACCAGCGTTAAGCATCACATTATTGCGGTGCGCTTCAATGAACTCCTGATAGATACGCTCAGGATGATTCTGCTTTGCCCAGGTGTCGGCATAGGTCTTTGGTTCTGAGCCGACATATACCTTTCCGGGCTGCATTTCTTCCCACGGCGCGCGAAGCATTTCGACATCAGTACCATCGGTACACCAGACGAAACGGTATTCAGGATGATCGCGCAGGTGCTGCCAGATGTGCAGCCAGCGCCGGAAGTAGACATTCATCTTCACTTCAGGAACGCGATACAGCTCAACGTCTGCCGGTGCCGTCTGTAGTTCATCCACCAGTGCGATACGGCCACAATTTCGAAGCGAGGCAGCCCACCTGGTCAGCATGTCAGGTGCGGCCGCCATTTTCGTACCGCGCTGCGGGTCTGGCTGGCTGGTCAGTAACGTAGTGATAACCACATCGCGCTGACGCCGATATTCAACGTAACCGGTAAAGCCGGTATCACGTCGTTCGTTGTGGATCTTCACATTACGTTCCACCAGCGCCTGGCGGTCTGGCCTCGGTACCGAACGCTCCACCGCTTCATGCTCATCGAGGGAATGAATCAGCTTGTCTGAACCGAGGACATCAGCGTAAGCCCACGTAGTAAGTCCTGCGTTATGGATGCGCAAGGCGAGGTCGCTGTGCTCGTACATGCCGCGACCATAAACCGGATCGAATCCGCCCACCTTCTCGATGGCGCTGCGGTGGTAATACAGCATCACGCCGCGCTGTCCGGTATACGCCATATGCTGATCGTCACGGTAAAGCACCGAAAGGTCATTCAGCTTGTTGCGACCAGCCAGATCGAGAAACTGGTAAGCCAGGTGCGGCTCTGGCGATTGGATGTAAGGGAGGTGCCAGTTATCAGCAATAGGCCAGGCGTCATCATCCCATAAAAAAAGATGCTCGCACCCGGCATCCATCAGGGCTGACAGGCTGGCGTTCTTCGAAGCAACAATGCCGAGTGATGTTTCATGGCGAAGCAGCTGCACGCCGTCGTGAACTACCGCAGCAGGTTTTGAACCATCGTCGATAACAACCACCAGCGCACCGGCGGGCAGATGCTTCATGTGCTGTTCGAGCGCACGTTTCAGAACGTCGGCACGCTGGTGTGTCGTTATTGCAATCCCGATCTTCGATGAAATTGCGCAGACGGGTGCATACGGGACACCATCAATAGTGACCTGCATATTTACTCCAATTAAAAAGCCATTATCGGAAGTCAGTAGCTTCTGTCAGCGTGATTAACACCTAATTATTCATTAAGTGTTATATGTTAGGATTAATCTGATTAAACAAAACATATGTCAGTTCGGAGGGTTAAATGATCAAAATGACAGATTGCAGCGCCGTAGACTGTGGGGTTGGATTTGTGTTCGGTAAAGGAGTTGATGCCGAACTCATCAATACAAATGCTCACTCATGCCGAATCGGCTTTTTGCAACACGGTAGCGAGCAAGAGTGGCAGGTACTTTTAGATAAATTGCTTACAAAGCCAGAAGAACTGAATCAACTAGTAAAAGATTACAGTGAAGCTATGCCTGAACAGAAAAAACAAGCCATTTCAAAGTCTGGTTTATTTGAATATTTATCAGCCTTTGCAAATGCATCGACTGTTTATCAATTCCTTGAAGGTCTTGTTACGTCATTCCTGAAAAATTCACAATAAAACTGACCAGCCTGGCAACGCTTCACAGCGTGGCTGACAGTGTTGGTATAGTGAAAACACTAATAGGCGGGCGATTTGACTTGGACATTTCGCCGCTGATTGATAACTCGACGAACTAGTTAAATCCAGTTCTATGATTCTCTTTGGTGTTGTGGCAGTTCGCCTGCCACGCTTTGTTATGCGCCAGGATGTCTTTCTTCGTCTGGCGGTCCATAACGTCGATGTCGTGATCAGTCAGGTAGATTGGCTTTACCCAGTCACAGGCGGTATCAACCACCACCGGGACGCTTCCACGTGTCACGCAGCTCGCGATCAACATCGTCATCAGGCATGCGGTTAACAGTCTGCTGTACATTGCTGGCCTCTTTCGTTGCTTCTACCCGGCGTTCGGCTACTGCTTCAGTGGCTGCGGCCTTTTCTTCGGTGCGCTGCTGGTCTGCTTTCGCTTCCGCTTTGCTGGTGCCGCGTGAATGACCAATACCAAAAGCACCGGCGATAGCAGCCATTACCAAGGCAGCAAGACCAATGATTGTTTCAATCCCCATATCAACCTCACACCAGTACGGTTTTGGCTTGACTGAAGCGAGCGCGACGATCTTCAAGCCCGTTCGTTCCGCCGTTGATAATCTTAGTCACCTGCAGTACGTCGCCTGAATACTTCAGGCATCCCTTAGTGGCGAAGAACCATGCCGCGCTTCTGGCTGCATAAATATCGTCGGCCAACAGCTCAGGCTGCTTAACCAGATCAACCTTCAGGCCGTTGCCGCAATCACGGTAGTTATTGAGGCCGGTAATCTGGATAAGCCCACGCCCACGGTATAACCAGCCGTCACCGGGAGCGTTGTTCCCCATACGTTTGCTGTATACCAGGTTGGCGATAGCGCGCTGGCGCTCAATCGGTAAAGTGCGTTCTTCAGGACGGCGGCCAAGCGCATTTGCCTGATCTGCGGTGAGTCGTCCGGCACGAATGAAGTTCGCCAGTGCCGCAATCCGGTAGTTGAAACTCTCCACCAGTAGGGTGAAACCAGCTGATTCATGCCCTGTCTGAGCAATAAACATCGCCTGGTCCACCGGTTTGGTAATGCCGAATTCTTTCATCGCATCACTGATCGGCTGAAACCAGCGCGAAGCTAACTCGGCGCTTAAACCAGCCGCCTTTTGAAATTGTGATTGGTTCATTAGTGCCTCAGTGCATCAACCAGGCGCGCTACGTTTCCCCGAGCCCAGAGAACGGCAGCACAAATCAGGACGTTCACCAGCACCACAAACCAGTGTGATTCATGGTACAGGCCGAACAGGTAACGGAAAGGGACGCTGGCGTATACCAGCACCGTGAAATAAGCCATCAGCGATATCAGAGGGCGATGTCTCGCCCCGCCGCGCTGGTAGAACATCAGTGCAATAACGATAACAGCAGAGATAATTGCGTTTGCCATCGCACTCGGATCACTTGTTACCATTGCTGGCCCCTCCACCACGTAAACGTGAGAGAATTCCAAACAGGCTACCCAAATCCTGACTGTTGACGAACGTCAACAGCTTAATAGCAATAGCGGCTACGATTACCGCACCAAGCGCATCAAGTGGCCTGTCGCTATACCCCGTCCATTTGGAGAAGTAAGAGCCAAGCAGTGGAGCGCCGATAACGCCGAAGATGAATGAGGTGATGAAGTAGCCCACCAGCTTAAGGCGGCTGATATTAACCGCCGTAGCGACATAGAACACCGCACCAGCGAATGCGCCAAACACCACACCGTAATCTATGCCGGTTGCCAGGCCGAACATGCTGGCCCCCATCAGACCACCAGCCGCTACCGTAGTGCCAGAAACAGGATCGGACATTTAGCCCCCTCTTATTGCCGTGAGTCCTCTCAGAACGAGGGGAAACAAAAAAGGCCGCCATTAGGCAGCCCTTAGAAACAACAAAACCCCGCCGTAGCGAGGTTTTTTATATTTTCTTTCTAACCGTGGACATACAAAGCCCATCGTTAGTGTCAAATTACATCAAAAACGGCAACATTGCAAGCATCGTGACGTTAAATTACGCGATATCCGTAAAATTATCGCTTCTTGTTACTTTTTTCAGTTGAGTATTTGAATAGCTCTCTTCCTGAAAGCAGCGAGAAACCAGCATTTCGTAGAATGGCTTCCAGCTGTATCGCCAGGTGCGATCAGGAAGGCTTGGAAGTTCAGAGAATATACCCCGGTATGCAACAGATGATTTTGGTCTGCTGTAGCCTCGCCCTTCGCAGCGCTGGCACTCCTTATAGACAGGTACGCCGTGAAACTCAGTAGCTTTACGGTCCAGTGTCTTTCCTGTTCCTCCACACTGGCAGCGCTTACTTATTTTTCCGGTACCGTTGCATTTTGCGCAGAGTGATTGCTCAACGTTCTTCACCTCACGCTTCTTTTCGAAAGATGATGGCGACTGCCCAAGGTCTTTTGCCCACTGAGGGATTCTCATTGTGTAATGACTTTTGGTGACCGTGCCGACTTTTTCTATGAGACCTTTACCGTTGCATTTTGGACAATCGGATAAATCGGCAGCTGACGATGCATAGTCGTTATAGGCGAACTTGGCCATGATGAGCATACAGAGGGGAAATTTCTTACCTGCGAGACGGCGTACAGCAAAAGGCGCGGATTGTTTGGCATATTCAGCAAGCCAGTTTATTGAAGCCTCTCTGTCCTGCTTGCTGATTCCAGCTTTACCAAGATACATGGAAAGGCCAATTCCTGCGTCTGCCTGGGTCATGCCCAGCGCAGCCATAACATCAGTCACCGTCAGTTGTTCGCTGGCAGTAGCGCGAACACTATCGGAAATATGCATTCCTTTTGGGGCAAAGAATTTAACAACGTTATCGAGGTCCATGAGCGTCTCCACTTACGCCAATACGCCGATTTCCAGCGCACGATCTAAAAACCGAAACAACAGCACCAACTGGTCGCCGTGCTTCGCTTCAAATGCCACAGGATCAGCGTGCAACTCGTCGTGATGCGCTCTGCACAGCGGTATCACAAACAGGTCATGCGCTTTGGTTCCCATTCCACCCTGCCCGTGGCCTATGAGGTGGTGGGGGTCGTCTGCCGGGTTATTACAGCAACTGCACTGCTGCGATTTCACCCAGCGGGTGTACTTATCGTTCTCCCAGCGGCGGCGCTTTGGCCTCAGCATGAAAGATTCCGGTGATTCAGGATCGACCTTCACCGAGACTATCTTCTTAACTTTCTCCTGGAGGATTTCAGTAGCCGGTAATGACGGAACAATGTCGCTTTCTCGCATCACTGAACTGTGCGTTTCAGGCTTTATTCTGAGTGCCTGGTTCGCCACTGATTCAGGAATAAGGTCAGCCAGATCGTTACGTACCATCCACCAGCAGAACTCCGGAAGCGTCAGGGTGTGATCAGCGCCAAAGCCCAGCATAATATTCACCCTTTCGAGCAGCCATTTTACCAGGTTCTGCATGGCAATTCCTGCCAGTCTTTCAGTAGTTTGTTCACGCAACTGGTTATCACAACCCCAGCAAAGGCGAATGCTTCCGGGGGCGTGACGCATCACCGTAAAGTTCTTTGAGTGCCATTCATTGTGGGGCCACTGACATTCGAATTTTCGCTCCAGCCAGGCATCAAGACTGCTCAACCCACCAGCGCGCTGAATAACTCTATCGTTCAGGAAAAGCTCCTGCATACTGGCATCATCCGCCAGTGGCTGGTGCGCTTCAGGAATAAGTCCAGATGGCAGATGCTGGATAGCTTCCGAAGGTGTCTCAATCACAACCCGGCCACGACGAAACAGCCACAGCAATTCGTTTCCTGGGCGGAACAGAACCACCCCGGACATTGGCGCAACTTCAGGTGTCAGTATGACTCTCACCCTATTACTCCTATCGCTGGTTGATGTTTAGTGATCGCTATTTCAACCCTGCCACCCGGAACTTTAGGCCCCCACTCCACCAGCATTCGCTGCACCTGACTGTCATCCTCCCAGATGCCAGCGTGCGTAAGCGCGTCAAACAGGGCCTTGTTGTAGTTGTCGATATCGCGGCGGCGTTCGTCAGGTGGGTAAAGCATAATTTCGACGGCCGCCGGTGCTGTTGAAGGTTTTGGAAGAAATCGAAGCTGCTCGACGATAGCCACACAGGCAGCGCTTTGATATGCCCTGCCTTTGGCGCTGATAAGATGGCGGCCTTTTAAGGGCCCCTTGTTAGGGGCTCGCCAGTAGGTATTTACGCTCGGCGGGAACGGGAGCACCAGTTTCATACAGTCACTCCCTGCTTTTTCAGCCATTCAACCGCGTTATCTCTGGCCATGTCTCCTCCTGATAACAGGCCTTTAATGATCGTTACCGGATCAGCGTCCAATTCTGTTTTGACGACGGTAATGCCCCTGGCAACGCCAGGAGCAATGGAGAGGTAACCTTTTTTCTTGAGCGCCTTCACGTGCTCTGCAGCAGCGTTCGGTGATGCACAGCCAATTAACCCGGCAAGCTCAAGCATCGTAGGCGGGAATCCGGTTCTGTCCTTGTAGAGCACAATTGCATCCAACACTTCACTCTGACGCGGCGTTAATTCCATCATGACTCGACTCCATAACGCCCGTTTAGGCGTCCGATTACGCTGTTGAACATCACCAGACTTACGCCCATCGGTTTCACCTTCTCGTGGTACTCCTTCAGGATCGGAGGTACGGCCTCGTTCCAGCTTGGCTTAGGCTTTTTCTTCAGGGCTTTCTTAATGGCATCTGAGCATTGACGGGCAACGTCACGAACAGCATTATTTTCCTCGACAGAAAGCTTCTTCATGCAACCTCCCCTTTAGCCCAGTCGATGGCGCAGACAACACCCGGTAACAAATGAACGGCTGGGCGCTCAGCCTGATTTCCCCAATGGTCCCAGCCTGGCGCACCGCAACGGCTGAACAGTTCTATGCGCGGAACGTCACCGTAAAGCTTTTCAAGCCTGAAACGGGCCTCTGCTGGTTTCTGGCTGTGTTCGCCGAGTGGACTGTAGATAACCTGCTTGATGCTGGCACACTGGCGCTCAAGTCCATTCCCCCTGGTGGCGATCAGCATGTCTTCGGTATTGGCTCTGGTGTAGTTGCCGCCGTTCATCCGGGTCTGCTCGTTAAGCAGGTCGAGGAAGTCGTAAAAGTCCTCTACTCCACCAGCCTGAAGAGCTTTGTTGATGTGCTGCTCTGCCAGCGGGTTGAACTTTACCCAGGTGAAGCCCTTCATCGTGCGGACCTTGAAGCCCCAGGCTTCAGCCAGTTCAATCGCTTCGCGGGTATGCGTGCCGGTGAACCACATAGCCAGAACTGCATCATCTGCAGCCAGGTCCCACACAGGAAGACGCTTCATGTCGATAAGCTTCATCGTGCCGTAGTGGTTGGTGGCCGCACCGTTGCTGACGGTATTCCCGTATTCCCAGGCTGGATCAGCGTAAATCAGAGAGTATTTCATCAGACGTTCCTCGCTCGGCCAGCCAGACACCAGCCATCACCGGTGGTTTTAACCCTAGGTGCCATACTCAGGCAGCGCTTACGCTCTTTGAGAATTTTGGCTCGCATGGTTTCGTTCTTTGAGCGATTGAATGCCTCCATCAGAACGGTCGCAGCACGCAGATAAAGTCCCTTGTCAGATAACTCTTTAGCCTTGTCCATCATCGCAATGACAGCAGGGTTTGGTGCGCTTTCCTGTTTTGGCTCAGGCATCACTTCGGCTTTTTCTACCGGGTAGCGCGGGACAATAGGCCCAATTGGACCAACAGGTGCCTTTGCGTAGTAACGGAAGTTAGGACGCACACCTTTGCGCTCAGCGCGGTTAAGCATGACCAGGCGGCATACAGCACGCTGAACACTGTGCAATGCGTACTCCGGTAGTGCTGCGGCGATCTGCTTGTTCGTCAGTCCGGGGTTATTGGCTACGAACAACTGAATTGTTTTGAGAAAACTCATGAGTTCGCTCCTCTGAAACCGTTGGGGATTTTGCTGTAGTCAGTGTTCTGGAAGCTGGAACGGAAAACGCCATCTTCTCTGGCCCACTCTCCGTTGACGCGAGGAGGACGCCCAGCGTTGGCCCAGCTTTTCGCTGACTTCAGATAGCCAGGGAATTTGGTAGGCTGGAAAAGCGTCTGCGGGCGGAGGTAGGCGGACATCGTGAGATCTTCGCTCCACTTGGCGTTGCAGTAGTCCACCACCAGCGATAACTCTTCAACGGTGAAACCTTCCCCGATTCGGGCACGAATGTTTTGCAGCGAGGTTGTTGAAACCTGATAACGCGAGCTAGTCACCTGGTTAAGATGGGTTAAAACCTGTTTAGCCTGATCGGTGATCAACACATCACCGTCTGGTTGCGGCGCAACCTGACAAATAGGGTTTTTAATATCTGTAGTATTCTCTGTTGTATTCTCTGTAAGAACATCAGTGCAATTTGACCTGATGAGAGCGGTTCGTTTTGACCCGATGGAGCGTTTCACTTTGACCTCTTCCATCGGTTCATTTTGACCTGATGGAATAGTGCATTTTGAACTCTTCGATTTGGTCACTTTGACCTCATCTAAAAGCTCGCTTTCGTAGTTGATCGTGTAGTAGTTCGTCATGTCGCGCTGAGACTTGTTCAGCTGCTCAACTTTGAGCACGCCTAGGCTCTTCAGGCGGGTGAATGTGCGCTTCAGCGTAGACTCAGACCAGAACGGGAACTGCTCCAGCCACTGCTCTGTGGTGTTGTAAATCCAGCGCACGCCGTCACGCTCCAGTCCGGAGGTGGTTTCTTTAAGCCAGTAGTTAACCTGCTGCAACGCAATGGCCTCATTCAGGCCGATGCTGTATGCAAGGTCAGGGTTTATCACTATTGGCCGGGATGGCATTAACAGGCTCATGGTCGTCCTTTAACTCTGTAAATTTACGCTGGAATTGCTCAAGAGGGCTGAAGCACTCATGATCGTACCCTTCGCGAAGGTATATAACGCGTCGAGTCTCGGGCTCCCATCTGATGACGCGGACCGGGACGCCGTAGTGGTCTTTGAATCGCCGGTTAACTTCAGCCATTCTTCACGCCCCTTCTCGTTCATCTGAGCAAAAGCCTCTACCATCGCGTTCTCAGGCTGGTAGTTGTTCTCACCAGGCTGGTCGTTTAATCTCTCCACATAGCCGAACGGGGAGTCTTTTCCCACCAGTGGAAGGCATCTGAATTGCTTCGCTGGTCTTAATCGGTTTAAACTGTTCATGCGTTAGTTTCTCCACTGAATACGACACGCCACGACGCCCGGAGCTGCACACTCGCGGGCGTCACTTTTTTGGGCTTTTCTTACGGCTAAACAGCGCAACAATCGCGCGAATTTCTTCTTCACGCGCTGCCAGATGACGGCGGTGATGTTCGTGAATCTCTTCAGCTTCATGTGGCTCAATCACTCCATCTTCCAGGGCTTTCTGGATAATCTGATCAACCTGACCACGTGCTGCTGCAGTTCTCATAGCGCGGGTAAACAGATCGACACGGTCCAGGTCTTCCAGCTGAGGGACGTCCACCAGCAGAGCGCCGCGACGCTGGGCAAAGTAATCAGCCAGGAGAGACGTGTTTGAAATGTCTTCCATCGCTTCCAGCTCGTTCACTTCAAAGAAGCGACAGCCGTTCTTCTCGTACAGGTTGTTATTGAACTGCGTCACTGACATGCCGAGAGCACCGGCCATAGCCTCACGGCCACCCGGGTACGCTTTGCACATCGTTTTCACTACTTCTTTCAGGCTTGGCTCTACCATGTTGTTTTTCCTTCGCTTAGAATTTGCCTATCGGCGTAAAAAGGAATCTACGAACTTGCAAAATCCACTTTCTAAGTTGGCCCTTGATGCCTGGTACAAGGTACTGATTGCTCTCGGAGCTTTCGTTTTCTTGCTTGCTGGCGCTGGTATGTTCCCCGCATTTCCAGCAGGTGCTACAGGTCTTATCGCTCTTGGATGCGTGGGAATCGGTATTGGTGAGTGGATTAACCACCCGCTTAAAACCGCCATTTACCAAGAGAATTGTTTTCGGGAACGTGTCTTCACTTTTAAGTGGAGAAGTCCTAAACCCGCTGGGCTGATCTTCGATACTATCGGCGCACTGCTTTTGGTTGTTGGCATAGTCAAACTTTTCTAACTTCCAACCCTTAAGCGTTACCGTTGAGTTTTCTCGGTCAATTTCTACGGACCCTGGCATTGATTTACCAAGTCGCTCAAAAAATTCGTAATCCATTCACCTACCCCTTTGTATTTCCTTTGGTAGTTAAAATTAAGCAGCGTTTTGATTAGGCTTTGCGTAAAGGGATGGATCAACTTTCAGCTTTTCAGAAGTCAGAGCCTGAATCTCAAATGCTCTGCCTTTTGGAATTACCTCACCCCACCCAGATACTGATGCATGGGAAATTCCTAATGCCTTCGCTACGTTCCCCACGCTGCCGAAGTAAGAAACCACATCATCTTTTTTCATTTTTGCCTCAAATGTAAGGGAAACACACATCATGATAGTAGGATATCTTACATTAAGAGGTCAAGGATTCCTACATCATAAAATGGTAGGATTGCCTACATGAAAATGAATGAACGCATCCGCGCAAGACGCAAAGAGCTGAAGCTCACCCAGGCTGTTCTCGCCAAGCTTGTTGGCGTAAATCGAGTGACTGTTACAGGATGGGAGTCTGGTGATTATGAACCTGGTGGATCTAATCTGCAGGGGCTGGCGGCTGCCTTAAAAACGAATCCTCAATGGATAATTACTGGTCACGGTGATCCTGACTGTGACGAAATTCTTTATAAGCCGACTGAGAAGTTTGGTGTAAAGAAGATTCCTATACTCTCTTGGGTGCAAGCCGGTGAGTGGACAGAAAGTGGAGCTCCTATCACTGAGGACGACATTTCCGAATGGATATTCACAACTGCCAGCTTATCAGATGAAGGTTTCGCACTTCGCGTTCGTGGTGACTCTATGACAAACCCTAATGGAGCACCAAGCATCCCTGAAGGTTCATTCGTAGTGGTTGATCCAGATTACGGCAGTCCACAAGAAGTGAATGGTAAAATTGTTGTAGCTCAAATTGTCGGCTCTGCTGAGGCGACTCTAAAAAAGTTTGTCATGGATGGCCCATTAAAATATCTGGTCCCTTTGAATCCTAATTATCGAGTTATGGAAGTTAATGGGAACTGCAAAATTGTAGGTGTAGTAAAACAAGTAGTTACTGACCTATAACCCTCCCCACTTCTAAAGGCCGACATTCGTGTCGGTTTTTTTTCACCCTTAATGTAAGTTTTCCTACTTTACCTGTTGACACACCGAAGTAAGATATCCTACATTTAAATCACACCACGGGTACCGACAGTTACCTGCGCCGGTGTGGTAGTTAGCAGTACGGCATATGGCACATGTGCCGCAGCGGTCCGGGGATTCCTTTCAGTATCCAGATCCAGCGGGTAGCCGGAATGTGCAAGCCAGGCAAGTACGACAGCCAGAGACGTTTCACCAGCGTGGCGATCAGGTGACAGCCCAGACGATATCTGAGTGGCTATAAAAACAGATGGGAGCCGGTGGAATCCCGGCACACAACATGAAAGCGCACTCCATCAACTATCGGTTGTGGATGGCAGGTAAGTAAACGAACGGAGTGTGCTTCCAGTTGTGGTAAACCCGTAGTGCCTGTAACAACGAAAGCTGTGTGTAGTCTTTGCGGTGGCAGTGCTTTGTTTATTTTCCTTACTCGCCACCGCACTTTTTTTTACAACTGAAAGCGCGTTCAGCCGGTTCCTTGAGAGGCCTCAGTCGTTAAATCAACCTCAGGGGAACGCGCTCCCAATTGTGGAGAAGCTAACAGGCGGTTGCAGCCGCCCGTTTCACTAAGTGCCCTGGTTGGGTGCTTACTAAAACGAAACTCATTTATTTTTGTCGCCAATCGGCGAGGGATTAGTGCAACCAAAATTCAGCGGATATTTCCACTGGAGGACTGATGAACCACCTCGAATTTATTGAGAAAAACGTGAGGGAGAAGCTGATTAAACAAGGCTTTTCCTCTTCGGTGGCTCAGGGGGGGGGCGTGGCAAGCGATTGATTTATATAAGCGCATGTCACAAGCCAGTAAGAAAGGTGCGATTTTCGATGATGTGATGAGGCATGCGAAAGCCTGGGCAGATAAACAGGTATCAAAAGCTGAGGTTACCCGGAGAAAACGCACCTCACCCAAAGACCAAGGCGGCCTTTTCTAAGTTCTAAGGCCAAGAATTCAGCGCTGTGCAGAGCGCTTATAACACGGAGAAACTATCCATGACGAACACACAGAACGTCACCGAGATACAACCACGCATGACCAGAGAGCAGTTGATCGACGCTGCGCGTACTGCAGCTAAGTACCTGCCTGTTGCTTCAGCTCAGCTAATGAATGAGCTTGCTAATCGCTTGGACATTACCAGCGTCGTGCTGTGTGAAGCGATGGCGCAGCGTAAAGAACTGGCCGAGCAGAATGCCACCCTTCGCCAGGATGTAGCGAGCTGGGCCAAAGAATGCGACCGCATTGTGGAGCGCCACACGAAGACCAGAACAAATATGCACCTACTTGAAGCCCAGCGCGAACTTCGTGAGTTGGCTCCTGTCGTCATTTCCCTGAATAATGAGGTTGCTCTCTAATGGCTAACTCATTCAAGCAAATGACCAAGGCCGGTGTAATTAAGCGCACCGATACCGGGATGTTTATCAACCTTGACGATATTCATGTTCGCGAAGGTTTTAACATCCGCGAAGATGATGAGCGTACTCGCCTGGCTAACGATGACTTATTGGATTACCTGATGAATGGTGGCGTCGTTCCGCCAATTGAAGTTGTACCGCGTGACGAGGGAGGAGTTTACATCGTTGAGGGTCATCGTCGTCACCTGGCCTATCAACGCTGTCGTGACGCAGGAAAGCCAGTTAATCGAATTCACATCATGCCATTCTATGGTAATGACCTGAAGCAAAAGGCGCGAATTTTCACGAGCGCAAGTCAGCTGTCATTGTCCCCTATCGATCAGATTAACGGCATTCGCGATTTCGCTCCATTCAATCTCACTCCGGCTGAGATAGCGAAGGAAATCCACAAGTCAGTGGCATGGGTAGAAAAGCTCATAGCTCTTAGCAATGCAAATCACGATGTTCAAAAGGCTGTTAAGGCTGGAGAGGTATCAGTTGATGTGGCCATAGACCGCGTAAAAGAGTTCGGCGAAAAGGCCGGTGAGGTTCTTCAGAAGGATAAAGCTTCTGCTGCTGCTAAAGGTAAGAAGAAAGTAACCCGCAGCGTTATAGCACCTGAAATTAGCGTTAAGAAAGCACGTCGCCTTGTAGAGCTGATCAGCCTGGCGGGTATAAGCGACACAGGTGTTATCTCTCTTGAAGGATTGGTCCATGCCGAAGTTGTAGGGATCATCGACGAGCACAAAGCTATCGCAGCTCAGCGTAAAGGAGAAACATCGTGATTACCGAAAAAAATAATGTCTTTTATTGCGATTGTGGATTTTCTTTCCTGAGAGGTCACAGCGGCGCGCATGACTGTGCTGTTGGCCTTCGTAATAAGCTGGCCAAGTCTGAAGCCCAATGCGCGGCGCTGGCTGCGGAGAATGCGGGGCTGAAGGCTGGAATTGGCTTTTTCAGCTACGACTCAAGCGGATGCTATGAAGAACATGATACCGCTGAAAAGGCCGTTGAATACGCTGAGGATTCAATTTCTGAATATCGCGACAATGCACCTGATGGATGGTCTGACGAAGTTGGCAGCGTGGTTTGGGGTGTGATTATGCAGCGCGCGACTATGACAGGCTTGAGGCCTGTAACCGAAGAAGACAACGTAGCGCCTCACATAGAAGAGTTTTGTGATTACACACTACTCCCAAATATCGAAACACCGGCTACCGACGCTTTCCTGGCTGAAGTGCGGGCGCAGGGTGTGGAGATGTTCGCGTTGATGTTCGCTGAAGAGGCGATTAAGACCAACAACATCACTACCGGATGGAGAGCTAAGGCCAGCAGAGCAGCATCTGAATACGCAGAAGCCCTTCGAGAGGACGCCGCCCAGCTTCGCAAAGGAGTGCAGTCATGAGCATTCTGGACATTCTTAACACCGGTCTAGCCCTGATGGGGTGGTTATTCATCATGTTCAAAACGGGCCAGTGGTTTATCTCTCTTGCGCTAAAGCAGTGGGAGAAGCGCAGAAAACTATCTCGTAGACAGAAGGCAGTAAACGAATTTTACGATGCGTTTGACTTGTCCAGCATAGAACCAGGAACAACGGTGCGCCTGGCGACTAAAGGCGATCTGACAATCATGATGTATCGCACAGAAGGAGCCGCCCTATGAGCAACATCGACAAACGAGCGACAGAGCTGCTGATTGAAAACGGCGAACTTGTTGCCGACACGCTGAGGCATTTGGCTGATAACGAAATTGACTCAGACTACTTTGCTATTTGCCACACCAACGAAAACGGCACTGAAATTGAATGCGAGCTGGCAATCACCGATTACGCGCGCCAAGCAGCCGGAACCGTTGATGAGCTGGTAAAGGCGCTGGAAGCCGCAGGGAAGCGGATTGCTGAGCTGGAGGCGCGGGAGAACGTCGTAATCATCAAGCCTCCAGTTATTGGAAGGGCTTATAGCGCGCTTAGCCGGGTTTGGACCGAACAAGAAGTTCGTAAAGCCTGTGAACTTGCAGGAATTAAGTTACACATCGCCGCAGCCGGTAAAGGAGAGGCATCATGAGCACAGGTGAGTGTATTGCTCTTATGGTTGGCTTTATTGCCTGCGTTTTATTGATTTCTGACTTGGGGTTGCTGAAATGAAAATTGCCAAAGAGCGTGTGAAAGATATTTTAGAGTTTGGCGCTGGCCGAATTATATCTCCAATTACAGACGACGAAATTAGAGAGCTGGCGCGTATCGCGCTGGCATCGCTCGAAGCGGAGCCTGTGGCGTGGCGCTATCGATTCGTTCATACGCCAAAATCAGAGGAGCATGGCAGCCCATTTACAACGGACTGGGTTCTTACTCATTGCGAAGATGATTGCAATCCATCTGATTGCTTCGAACGTCAGCCTCTATACACCGCCCCGCCAGCGCCGGTAGAAAACACAGGACTCCAGCGCAAGGCAGCAATTCACGATGCACTGTGCGAAAAGTACAACGTCGAATCACTGGCTGATTTCGTCGACTGGCAAAGGAATCACATTGCTGAACTTGAAGCAGCACCACCGGCTCCGGTAGGTGAAGGTGAGACTGCAGTAATGCCGGATTACCCGGGTTACGTGATGACGCAGCGTGAGTGTTATCAGGCAGGCGCTAAAAGAGCGGTGCCAGAGGGTTGGGTGGCGGTGCCGGTTGAGCTGACAGGGGCAATGACCAACGCAATGTCAGATGCGATTCTTGATGACCTGCATAACGTCGATGTGTGGCGCAGTGTACTCGCAGCAGCACCGCAACAGGAGGGGAAGCCGTGACATTCAATCGCTACGTAATCACCGTGGAGCTGCCTAATCTTATTTTTTGCAAATTAGTAGGCAGGCCCGCTCTTGCAGTCGAGAAAGTTGCTCACAAAATTCGCCTGGCATGTGGGCGCCGCATGGAACGTGTCATGTTAGATGCTCCGCCGAAGGAGAGGCGAGATGCCTAACCCATTCGACGCAGTAATGTTCGTGCTGCTGGTCATCGGCGCACTTCAGGGTATGGGGTGGCTGTCATGGTGAGCAAGCTCAAACAGCGGCGCGTGCGCCGCCTTAAAGCGGACGTGGCTTGGTGGCGTGAAGAGGCAGAGGATTGCCGCTCCCGCCTGCTGGAACTGGCCGGGGAACTCGACAGGCTCAAGAAGCTGGTTATCCGCGTGCCGATGCCGGTTCTCATGCCGAAGGAGATGGTCCACCAGCTCTATTACACAGAAACAAAAAGATGTCGTACCTGCAATGATGGGCTCCGAGGTGGTTGCTCATCATGCATTTTCTATAAGAGATAGCCGGGTGCAGCCGGTTAAGTGGAGGAAGCTATGTCCCGCATGATTTCATTAATCGACTGGGCACAAGAAGAGTTTGGTGAACAAGCGCCAAGTGAACGCGTATTGAAAAAATACGCTAAGGGCCGAATGATGGTCCCGCCTGCAGTTAAGGTCGGGCGCAACTGGATGGTGGACCGTGAGGCACGTTACGTTGGAGTGATAGCCGAACCTGTTGTTCCTACAAATTCTAACCCAAGATTAAAACGGATCATTGCTGATGGCTGCTAGACCACGCTCACACAAAATTTCCATTCCAAATCTCTATTGCAAGCTGGATAAGAGAACAGGAAAAGTTTACTGGCAGTACAAACACCCGACTACTGGGCGCTTTCATAGTCTTGGAACAGATGAGGAAGAAGCAAAACAGGTAGCTAACGAGGCTAACACCATTATTGCAGAACAAAGAACTCGTCAGATTCTTAGCGTGAATGAACGTCTTTCCAAGATGAAAGGGAAAAGAACAGATATAACTGTTACAGAATGGATTGATAAATATATTGTAATTCAAGAAGAACGCCTCAGGAATCACGAATTACGACCAAACTCTTTTCGTCAGAAAAATAAACCACTTCGACTATTCAGAGAACATTGTGGCATGCGATATCTGAAAGATATCGAGACCATTGATATAGCTGAAATTACTGATGCAATTAAGAATGATGGTTTTAGTCGCATGGCGCAGGTAGTGCGAATGGTATTGGTTGACGTGTTTAAAGAAGCTCAGCATGCCGGATATGTTCCTCCTGGATATAATCCGGCGATGGCAACAAAGCAACCTCGACATAAAGTTACAAGACAGCGACTGTCATTAGAAGAATGGAAGTCAATTTATGAAGCAGCTGAAACTATGCAGCCCTATCTACAGTGTGGGATGTTGCTAGCGCTGGTAACCGGACAACGACTCGGTGATATCTGTAGAATGAAGTTTTCTGATATTTGGGACGACATGCTGCATATCGAACAGGAAAAGACAGGTTCAAGGTTAGCCATCCCTCTTGATCTTAAATGCGATGCATTAGGTTTGACGCTTCGTGATGTAGTTTCAAAATGCCGGGATGCAGTGATAAGCAAATACCTTGTTCACTTTCGCCACTCGACTTCTCAGGCAACCAGAGGAGACAGCGTTTCATCGAGTAGCCTTACGACATCTTTTAAAAAAGCCCGGAATAAATGCGGCATCGAATGGGAAAAGGGAACTGCGCCTACATTTCATGAACAACGTTCGCTTTCAGAAAGATTGTATGAAGCTCAGGGGGTTGATACGCAAAAATTACTCGGCCATAAATCACCTCAGCAGACGGCTAAATACCATGATGACAGGGGAAAAGACTGGACTGTCATAGCCGTTTGAAAGGATATTTTATAGCCAGTTTTGGGGAGGGGTTTTGGGGAAAGTTTTGGGGAAGAAATTCGTTAACTAATAAAAAACGGGAACCATCGGGCTCCCGTTCTTATTTAACCCAGAATCTGGATTACATGTTCGCGATAATCGCGTCGCCAAACTCTGAGCATTTCAGCAGTTTAGCGCCTTCCATCAGACGTTCGAAATCGTAAGTTACGGTTTTGGCGTTGATCGCGCCTTCCATACCTTTCACGATCAGGTCTGCGGCTTC